TCTTCTGGCAGATGGTGCGCATGGAGATGCGCAAGAACGAAACTTTCGTCGAAGAGATGGAGTTTATCGAAAGTTTTTACGAGCTGCCCCAGCACGAGTTCCTTGAGCGTATTAAGAAGCGGCAATCGGTGGAATTGTTTTAGAAAAGGCGGCATCAATAGCGTCAATTATAGCATCTACATTTGCTACGAATGCGAAGTTTACAGGACATCCAGCGTCTATTCTTTCATTTGGTACAGCAGCAGCCGCACCAGTTGCATTGAATACGGCAAGCGGTGCAATCGGTATTGCGTCAATTATAGCACAAGCGAGTAAAAGTATTTCTGAAATTAATGGAACTAAAAGTCAAGCAGAAGCACCAAAACCAACAGCATCCAAATTCGCAACAGGTGGATTAGTTACAGGAATGGGAACGTCAACAAGTGATAGTATCATTGCAAATTTATCAAATGGAGAATCGGTTATCAATGCGAAATCGACAGCCATGTTTGGGAACTTATTATCAAGTATAAACGAAGCGGGTGGCGGTGTTAGCTTTGCAAATAAAAATCAAGCAAGTCCTATATTTAAGACGTATGTCGTTGCATCCGAAATGACTAGCCAAATAGAAGCAAATTTAAAATTAAAACAAATAGCACGTTTATAATGAATAGAAAATTAATAGAATTAGTAATTAGCGAAGAAGGTGGAGTAGATAAAATCTCATTAGTTGAGGAACCAGCCATTGAAATTGATTTCATGTATTTCAATAAGGAAAAAAAGGAACTTGAAAAGTATCGGTTTGACAATGATTTGCAAATTGTTATCGGACCAGCCATGATCCCCGATTTCAAGATTATTCGAATGGATGACAATGGTAATTATTACGATGTAATATTTAGCAAAGAAACTATTTTGAAGATTGCAAAAAAGTTCATGAAAGAAGCTCGCACAAACGATGTGAATCAAGACCATGAAAACGTAAAGAAAACAGGAACGTACGTTTATGAATCTTGGATCGTTGAAGATGAAAACGATAAGGCAATTCAGAAATATGGCTACGATGTACCCATAGGAACGTGGATGGTATCAATGCAAATTGAAGATAAAGAAACTTGGCAACGAGTTAAGAATGGAGAGTTAAAAGGCTTTAGTGTTGAAGGTGCGTTTGAGGAATATGAGAACGAAGAAAAGTTTAACAAGATTAAAGCTATATTAGAATTTGACGAAGATAAAGCCATTGAGATTGCGAAAACTTTAGGCATGAGTGCAAAGGATTTAGAGGAATTTGATTTGGTAGAAGTAGATGAAAATTTCATCCCGCCACAAGGCTACAAAGAAGGATTGACAGTTTACAAATATGCGGGTCCGAAACCACAACGTTTGTGCGAGCTTCTTTCATGAACTTTTTAGCAATTTTTAAAATGGTTTCTTTGGAAAATATTACATCGTAATAATTACCATTGTCATCCATACGAATAATCTTGAAGTCGGGAATCATGGCTGGCCCAATAACAATTTGCAAATCATTGTCAAAACGATATTTTTCTACTTGCTTATTAAAATACATGAAATCAATTTCAATGGCGGGTTCCTCAACAAGTGAAATTTTATCCACTCCGCCTTCTTCGCTAATTACTAATTCTATTAATTTTCTATTCATTATAATCGTGCTATTTGTTTTAATTTTAAATTGGCTTCTATTTGTGAGGTCATTTCGGAAGCAACCACATACGTTTTAAATATCGGATTTGCTTGATTTTTATTTGCAAAACTAACACCGCCACCCGCTTCATTTATACTTGATAATAAATTTCCGAACATGGCTGTCGATTTCGCATTGATAACCGATTCACCATTTGATAAATTTGCTATAATACTATCACTCGTAGACGTACCCATTCCCGTTACAAGTCCACCTGTTGCAAATTTGGATGGTGTTGGTTTTGCTGCATCGACTCCACCGCCTTCGGTAGCTTTTGCTGCATTGATTTCAGAAATACTTTTTGCCGCTTGTACTATGATTGATGCAATACCGATTCCAGCGCTAATGTTATTTGCTGTAACTGGTCCAACCGCTGCCGCTCCTAAAGTTGCTACCGATGCGGGACTAGCTAAAAAACCCGCATTTGCTTTTTGAGTACTTGATATAATTCCCGCAATGGATGCCGCCTTTTCAATAACTACGCCACCGATTGCAAAGACTTTGGGAATGAGTGCAAAGGATTTAGAGGAATTTGATTTGGTAGAAGTAGACGAAAATTTTATCCCGCCACAAGGTTACAAAGAAGGTTTAACGGTTTACAAATATGCAGGTCCGAAACCACAACGTTTGTTTTGTAGAAGTTTAATGTCTTTAGAAATGTATTTCACTTTCGCAGAAATTAAGCAAATAGCACAAGCTCCAGTCAATCCAGGCTTTGGTCCTAAAGGTACTGATATTTATGATATTTGGAAGTATTCGGGCGGTGCAAATTGTAAACACTATTGGCAAAAGTATTACATCAATGCTAAAGAGAAAGTAATCAATAAAGGTAAAGCGCCAGGACTTGCAGGAACAGCACCTTACGACCAACCGAATCATGGCTACTTACCAAAATAGTTATTCACAAAAATTGTTAAAAACTTTAAATTAAATATTTCATATTATGTACAAAATTAAACTTAATCAAATTAGAGAAATTCTAGGGATAGAAGTTTCTTTAGAGAAAATTATTTTAGTTGATGGGACAGAATTATTCACTGAAAAAATGGAAGTTGGATATCCTGTTTACGATGCTGAAAACAAGCCAGTTGCTATGGGCGAATACAAATTATTTGATGGAACTACAATCATGTGTGATGAAATGGGTGTTATTACCGAAATCGTTATGAGTGAAGTAGAGAAAGAAGTTGAAGATGTAGCAGAAGCACCAGTTGAAATCGTAGTAGAAGCAGCAGCGGTTGAAGAAGCACCAGCTCACGACCCTATGCAATTAGTTTACGAAACTTTATCTGAATTGGGTAGCGAAATTGCATCTTTAAAAGAATCCGTAAAAATGTTTTCTAAAGCACCAGCGGCAACACCAATCAAAAAAACAGAAGTTGAAGAAATTTCAACATTCTCAAAATTAGACAAATTAAAACAAATTAAAAACCAATTAAAAAAATAAACTATGTCATTTAACGTAAGCGCATTACCAGCATATACAGACCAATTATCAACCGACCTAATCAGTGCGGCATTATTGAAGTCTTTTACAACTGATTTCGTAACAATCGAAGCGGGAAAAACAGCAGGAACTTCATCTATCAATGTTATGAATTCAACAGTTGACATCAAAGATGCAACTTGTGGATTTGCAGCGGGTCAAGTAGGTTCAAATGCAACTGTATTCTCACAAATTCCTTTAGTAGTAGGTTCTAAAATGTTAAAGGAACAATTATGTCCCGAAGATTTAAGAAGCAAATGGACATCTTCTCAATTAGGTGCAGCAGCTAATCAAGAAACAGTACCTTTTGAAGAATTAATTGCTAACAACAAAATGGCAAACATTGCTAAATATGTTGAGAACACAATTTGGCAAGGAGACGGAGCTACATTAACAGGGTTGTTATATCAATGTGAAAACGCACAAGGTTCAATCAATTCAGCGGGTGCTTATACTGCATGGACTTCAGCAACTGCAATTTCTGAATTTTGGTTAAACGTAGGTTCTTTGACTCCTGAATTACAAACTGAAGACGATTTAATCATGTACACTTCATATGCTAACTACCAAGCATTAGTTGCAGCATTGATTAATACAGGTGCAAGTGTTATCGGACAATTCGCACAAGTTTCAAATGCAAGTGGTGTTAACGCTCCAAGTTCATTCGTTTTCCCTGGCACAAACATTACAGTATTTGCAGCACCTGGTATCAACGATGCAGCTCGTGTTATCATAGCTCCTAAAAAATACATTTTCTTCGGAACTGGTTTATTAGATGAAATGGATACATTCAAATTCTACTACAACCAAGCTGACGATATCATGAATTTCAATGCTAAATTCAGACTAGGAACAGCGGTTTATGCTTCTCAAGTAGTATCTAACAAATAATCAATAAACAAGGGGTGTAAAAAGCCCCTTATTTTTCAACTTTAAAATAAATTATAATTATGGCTTGTAATATATTACAAACAATTCCTTTAGATTGCATGAGCGCATTGGGTGGTATTAATACTATCTATGTTTTTGCTGATGACAATTTTGAAGTACAAACAGTTACAGCTGGCGAAGTTACTTTGGCTGGTGGTAATGGAGATTTTTTCCAATATAAGTTCGCAAAAGATACAGCGAAATTAACAGAAACAGCAACGGTTTCAAATGCAAATGGAACTGTATTCTATACAACTGAATTAAGTGTTAACATTAGCAAAAGAGACGTTACAAAAAGAAACGAATTTTTGTTACTTGCAAAGAATCGTGGGATTCGTGTAATTGCTTTAGATAACATGGGGCAATACTGGTTGTTAGGTAATGTGCGTGGTGCGGTTTTATCTACAATGGTAGGCGAAGGCGGTCAAGCAATCGGAGATATGAACGGATATACATTCACATTCCAATCAATGGAAGCGGACCCTATGCCAGCATTAAGTTCTGCAAGTGCAACGTCAATCAATGCAATCGCACCTGGTTCAACTGCAGCGGTTGGTGGATTTGATTTCAATACAGCAGCTAACTAAAATTAACCTTTAAAAATAAATAGGCGGTGCGTTTAATCGCATCGCTTTTTTTTTGCCATGATAAATTTAATACAAGGGAAAAACGAATTTATAATTTACGGAGACTACACTCAAAACATGAATAACTATACTATAAATTTATTCAATGGATTTGATAAATTAGACCATGTTTGTAAACTTGAAAATAAAACATCAGATACAAGATTTGCAGAATTTACGATTTACATAAATGATAATATAATTGCGGATTATCATTTGAACAATTTACCTTTTGGTAATTATGATTACGAAATTAGAAATAGTGTAGGTGTTTTATTCAATCGTGGACAAGCTATTTTAACAGGCGATAACGAGGTGCAAACAATCGAATATATATCTGATAATGAAACAAGCGAAAGCGTAATATATGTAAGCTAATGAAGACAATTATAGACACATTAAAGGAACCCGTAAACGTATTGAATGCGACGACATTTGGAGTGAGTTTAACAACTTTGCCCGAAGATTTAAAAATAGTTTTCTACATAGTTTCTATTATAGCTTCAATATTGGTAAGCGTAAAGTATATTTACGAAATAATTAGTTTAAGAAAAAACGCTAAAAAAGATATTTAATAGTATATGAATAATTTTGCATTCAATTCGATTTCACAAATACAAATAGATTTACCCGTCTTTTCAGAACGTGGTTCAAAAAAATGGATTAGCTATGGAGAGGACAATTTATACCCTCAATTTATAGCGAGCTTATTTCTACGTTCAGCCATCAATAGAACGGCAATACAATCAAAGATAGACGCTACCATTGGGAATGGATTAAAGACCACGGATGAGGCTTTAAATTACGTTTTAGTGCGTGCGAATCCGATTGACTCATGGAACGATGTTTTTGAGAAATGCGCTCAAGATTATATTACTTTTGGTGGCTATGCTTTGAACATAATTTGGAGCAATGATGGTAATACAATAAGCGAAATTTATCATTTAGATTTCACAAAAGTAAGAAGTGGAAAAATTGAACCAGGTGATGACGCTCCGAAAGAATATTTTTATAGCACAAATTGGGAGAACTCAAATAAATATAAGCCTACACAATATGCGACATACAATCCTGCATTATCACTTGAACAACCTTCGCAAATTCTTTATGCGTTTGATTATGAACCTGGCAATATCTATTATCCTTTGCCGACATACGCTGGTTCAATCAATGATATTCAAATTGATATTGAAGTTAGTAAATTTCACATCTCGAATCTTGCCAATAGTTTGAATCCATCTTTGTTTATTAGCTTGAATAATGGAATCCCAGCACCCGAAGAACGCAAAGAAATTTACGATGAATTAACGATGGCTTATCGTGGCACTGAAAACGCTGGTAAGGCATTCGTTGCATTTAGCCAAGATAAAGAACATGCACCAGAGGTTACTCCGATTTCAAGTACAAATGATACATACTATACGACATTAGAAACTCGTATTACAACACGAATATTAACAGGGCATAGAATTACAAGTCCGTTATTATTAGGACTTTACAATGGTGGAGCTGGCTTTAGTTCAAACGCAGATGAATTAGCGGTTGCTTACAATCATTTTATAGGAACGTGTATTCGACCAATCCAAAAAAGTATGTTGAAAGTATTTAACAATTTGATGCTTAACAGCGGTTATCAAACTGAATTATATATCACACCGACAACAATTATCGAACCTATAATAGTAGCAGAATAATGGCAGTAACTAACGTTTTATTCGTTTCAGAAACGAAGCTCAAATCATACACATCC